CATCGAGACGGCGGCCATCGAGCACCGGGCCGAGACGGCCGACGCCACGCCCAGGAAACGAGGACGCCCCCGTGCAGTACCGCAGCCTGACCAGAGCGACGCCGCCGGCGGTTGAGCCCGTCTCGGTATCCGAGGCCAAGGCCCATCTGCGTGTGGACATCAGCGACGATGACTCGTACATCGGCACGCTGATCACGGCGGCCCGTGAGTGGTGCGAGCAGTACCATGACCGCACGCTGATCAACACTCAGTGGACGATGCGGCTGGACTCGTTCCCGTACGAGATCGAGCTGCCCCGGCCGCCGATTGCCACGAGCGGCACGACCACGGCGGTGTCGCTCACCTACACGCTGGGCGACGACTCCACGGCCACGTTGTCCACGACGGCGTACCGGGTCGACCGCAACTCGACGCCTGGCGTGGTGCGGCAGCTGCGTGCCGGAACGTGGCCGGCGAACCTCGACGACTACAACGCCGTGGCTGTGACGTGGTGGGCTGGCTACGGGGCCAGCGGCACGAGCGTGCCAGCCGGCATCCGCCACGCCATCCTGATGCTTGTGGGGCACTGGTACGAGTCACGCTCCAGCGTGCTCACCGGCAGCATCAGCAAAGAGATTGAGTTTGGCGTCAAACCACTTCTCGACTCGCAACGCTGGAACTAATACCGATGAGCATTGAAGGCCGGATTGCCGTTGACGCACTGTTTCACGAGAAGGACGGATCCGCCATCAGCGTCGTCACGCTGCAGGGCTCCAAGGCGTACGCATCCGGCAAGGTGGCAATCGTGAGCGGGACGGCGTCCAACTCTACGCCCGTTTCTTTCTTTCCGCAGAGCGGAGTTCCGTATCGTGACGCCAGCGGCGAGCTCGTGACGTTCTCCTCTGTGTCGGTCTTGGCTGCGTTTGGACAAGACATCAACGTGGAGGCTATCGGCATCGGACAAGGCTTTGAGGAACCGGGAGTGTTCTCGTCGTTTTACAGCGGCGGAGACATCGCGAGCGTCACGCAGTTGCAATATGTGGCAGAGGAGATTCGCGTGCGCGCTGCCAGCAGCACGCAATCTTCGTACACCCTCGTCCTGTACGGCGTATGAGCATCGACGGCCGCATCACTGTTGACGCCCTCTTCCACGACACGTCTGGCACGGCCAGGCTGAAGGTGCAGTCGTTGCAGTCCGTCACCGGGTACACCTCGGGCGAAGTCGTGGCCGTCACCGGCACCGCCGGAACCTCGAGCGTGTCCATCAACTTCGGCACGTACCGCAACGCCGCCGGGACGCTTGTGTCGCTGGGCTCGCCGCTGAAGCTGGCCTTTGCGTGGAGTGGCTCTAGCCGCCGCACGCTGAATGATGGTGGCGACAATGCGTGGCGGCTCATTTCGTCCAACGGCGAGGTGGCCGTGACGCAGATGGCTGACAGCGAACCCGTGCCCCAGTTGTTGGCCGGGGCCGGTACCGGCACCTACACGCTCATCCTGTGGGGGCCAGACTGATGGACTCCGGCCGGCTCCGAGAGCGTGTGACGGTGCAGCAGGCAACGGACAGCCGCACGCCGATGGGCGAGGCTACGCAGACGTGGGGCACCTTCGCTGAGCGTTGGGCCAGCGTCGAGGGCATCTCGGCCCGGGAGTTCTTCCTGCAGGGTCAGCAGCAGACCGAGGCCAGCCACCGGGTGCGGATGCGGTATCTCACCGGACTCACGCAGCAGATGCGTCTGCAGTGGCGTGGCCGCACGCTGGAGATCGTCAGCATCCTCGAGCACGGCAACCGCACCGAGCACGAGCTGCTGTGCCAGGAGGCGATCTAGTGGCCTTCATCTCGATCACGGTGGACTCCACCGACCTGAAGCAAAAGACCGAGCAGCTGCGGAACCTGTTCGGGCAAGACGGCCGTGCCGGGCTTGCCGCAACGCTGGAGGCGGCCTTGGAGAAGGCCATCTGGCCGGCGTACCTGCGGCTGCGAGAAGTCACGCCCGTGGGCCCCACCGGCAATCTCAAGCGGGCTGCCCACTACAAAACGGTTAAGTACCCGAAGGACGGGGCGGCCGTGGGCCTGATCGGCTACCGGCAGTCTCAGAAAGAGCGTGGCACCGCCACCGCTGGCAGCGTGCGGATTGGCAAGGAGCGTGGCTTTCACCAGTGGTGGCTGGAGTTCGGCACTAAGGAGCGGGAAGTCACCAAGCTCTCGGACAAGCCCTACCAGCGAAAGTCGCACACCCGCCGCATGAAGTCTGGCAAGGTGGCCACCGTCAGTGCCCACCAAGTGAAGGGCCAGGGGGCCGTCATCGCATCGAGCCTGGCCGCCCGTGGACCGTTCGACATCTACCCCGACGGCAGCAAGTCTCAGCCCTACGCCTTCTTCATGAAGGGCAAGAAGGGCCAGGGGGCAATCCGCCTGCCGGGAGTTCGGCCAGGTGGTGTGGCCGGCCGCCCGCCCGTGCAGACCGCCTACGAGCAGACCAAGAACCAAGTGGCCGAGATCCTGCGGCGTGAGCTCAGCATCTCGATAGAGGCCGCCATTTCCAAAATCACGCAGTCCAGCACCGGCACCATCAGCGGCATCATCGGAGGGTAGCCACCATGCCACTCAAGTCACCTGAGCAGCTGCTGGCTAACGCCCTGGTGGCCGACCCCGCCGTGGCGGCTGTCGTGGGCCAGCGTGTCTACCCCGTCGTGGCACCGGCCTCGGCGGATCTGCCGTTCATCACCTGGCGTCGCACGGGCATCCAGCGGACGCAGACGCTATCCGGCCCGATGGGAATGGGCGTCGTGCTGCTGTCGGTGGACGTGTACGCCGAGACGTACGGCGAGGCCCGGGACATCGCCGACCGATGCCGATCGGTTCTGGATGGGTACGGGACCGCTGTGGAAAACTACGTGAGCGTCAGGAACGTGTCTCTGGACACGGAATCGGACGGCGTGGTGCAGCTGGCGGGAGGCGACTTGCCGCCGATTCTCACGGTCAACCAACAGTATTCGATCCTCTGGCAGGAGATTTGAACGATGTCTTTCGAGACGCCGCATGATGGTGCAGGTACGGTGGTGACGTGGCCCACGACCAACACGGTCTACACCGTCACGAACGTCGTCATCTCTGCCACCGATCCGACTGCGGAGGACGAGAAGATCAACGTGGCCCATCTGGGCCAGACAGCTGGCGAAACGGCCAAGACTCTCGACCTGCCGCTGGCCGGCTCGGCGTCTGGCGACACCGGGCAAACCGTGCAGTTTGACTACGTTGGGAAGACGCTGATTGCAGACCGATCGACGGGCACGATCAAGATCGTCGTGGGTGGTTCCGAGCTGCTCGCCCGTGCTGGAACTGTCCAGAGTTCCACGCTGACGCTGGCGACGCAGGACGCTATCCGAGGCCAGGTGACGTTCCGCATTGCCCGTTCGTAGTCCATGACGGAGCCCCGTCATGGCTACATACGCAGCGGGCGTCACGGCGACGTGGGACGGCGTGTCATTCGGTGAAGTCACCGAGTTGCGCGTGACTCACGGCGGCTCGCTGCCGCTGGCTCGTGCGAGTACGTGGACGCTTGACGTTGGCACTATAGAGATATCGTGCCTGACGACTGCGAACATCTCGACGGCCAAGTACGCCAAGCGTGCTGCGGTTTCGATTGCGGGCGGTGGCCTTGCCTACTCTGGCACCGCCGTGCTCGAGAAGTTCACGCTCCAGGGCATTGCCAATGACGTGGCACGGTACACCGTCACGTTAAGGATCCAACCCTAGGAGATGCCATGGCTCTGACTGTTCAAGAACTCGCCGCCCAGATTCTCGCCTCGGACGATCTGTCCGTTCTCAAGGTGACGGTGAAGGAGTGGAAGGACGCCAGCGGTAAGCCGCTGGTGCTCGGCATCCGTGTGATGACCGTCGAGGAGCGGGACTCCTACGAAAAGGAGTGGATCGGCAACAAGGAGCGGGGCATCGACAACTTCCGAACGAAGTACCTGGCCCGCTGCCTGTGCCACCCCGAGAGTGGCGAGCGGCTCTTCGACGAGCAGGGCATCGAGCAGCTGGCGAAGAAGTCGTCGGCCGTCGTGTCGAAGCTCTTCGAGCGGGCCATGAAGCACAACAACATGACCGAGAGCGACGTGGAGGAACTCGCAAAAAACTGAAGACCCGGCCGATGCGGAGGTTTCTTTTCCGCCTCGCCGGGCACCTAGGCATGACGGTGCGGGAGTTGTCTCGCCGCATGGATTCGCAAGAGCTCAGTGAGTGGGTGGCGTTCACACGCTACTACCACGCTCTGCCGGATCCATGGCAGCAGACGGGCCTGCTCACGAGTGCCGTGCTCGCGCCGTACAGCGAGAAAGGAAAAGCACCGAAGGCGTCCGATTTCGTTCCTACCGAGAAGCCACCGCAGACATCAGAGGAGATGGCCCGAGAGCTCGCAAAGCTCGCTGGCATCTTTGAACAGTAGCAGCAGTTATGGCCAACATCCTCTCACTTGCGATGAAGGTTTCCGCCGACGCCTCGGGCGTGGTGAAGAACCTCACGCCGGCCGAGCGGGCGCTTGAGAAGCTGGGGCAGCAGGCCGACAAGACTACGGCCGTGTTTGACAAGTTCGCCAAGGACAGCCAGGCGGCGGCGACGGCTCAGGCTTCTCTGAATCAGCGATTCGAGGAACTGTCGCAGCAACTCGCCGGCGGGCTAAACGCCGCCGAGTACGCCAAGCAGTTCGAGGCTCTGCAGCAGGAGGTGCGTCAGACTGCCGACGCCTTCGAGGAAGGTGTGCGAGTCACCAGAGAACTCCGCACAGAGCAAGAGATTCACGCCGAGCGGATTGCCCGGCTCAACGAACTGGTGCGTGTTGGTGCGATCAGCAGCGAGACGTACGCCCGTGGCGTCGCCCAGGCGGATGCGGCCTTGGCTCGGGCCAGTAAATCCGCAGACACGCTTGCAGACGAAGTGCAGCGGGCATCAGTGCAGGGGCTCAAGTTCAACGAGATCAGCGGCATCTTCGCCGCCTTGCCCGGCCCGCTTGGCAACATCGCCGGCCGGCTGTCTGGCATCTCCAGTGCCGCCCAG